GCCTGTTTTTAGGTACATCACCGATGGTTATGTTTCTTGATATCACACTCTTAATCTGCTCCGTTACTATTGGATTGTACGTCCTTGTATTAACAGGCAGGTCACCTATCAACCATCGTTCGGCATCTCGGTATCCCAATCTATTTCCTAGTCTCGCCACGTCATTTGCAAATGCTGGTTCGTTTGCGATTATCCACGATCGGTAGTTAACTAGATTATATTGCTCCAGTGTTCTGACTGTTGTTAGCTTGTTCGCGATACGCTCATGAACGGCGAATGATTCGTTCTTCTCGTATGCGGTACCTTCCGCCATGAGATTTATGTCATTTAGCATTGCCAGATTATCTGGCCGCACTGCAATTGGGCTTAGTTTCGCAATCTTGATTGCTGCTTTTCTGATTGCTTCTTTCCACGCCTTTCGCACTTCACGTGTGACACCTCGAACTTCATCTCCTACAACAACAGCGGCTGCATCAGCACCCGCTAACTTAATTGCTACTTCGTCAGGAACAATTATACTTAGTTCTTCACCTTTCCGTTTCCAATCTTCCTCTCTCCAGTTTGTTTGTCGTAATACATGCACTCCTGTGTCACTATTAAACTTTGGGATTCCTCTTACTTCCATGGAGTCTATTGGCTCACCCAACCCTAACCCTCCCCGTATTTTTGGAATTCTGGCTGCTATATATGAAATCTTCGTCTTTCTGGTCCATACCCTTATTAGCATATCAGCTACCCCCTGCATTTGTAATCCTCGTCTACGACAAGTGTTGACTGCTTCTAGTGTTGCTTCAATTATATCTGTCTCACTGGCCGGAGTATCACTCCAAGGCTTTCGCTGAACTATCCCAGCCACTGATCGAGCTGGGTAGCCATGTGCGCCCTCGTTGTCAAATGATACTCTCAAAAACTCGGTGCTTGATTGAGTTATTCCAAATTTCCCCGTTCCACCCTTTACCCCACTTCGTTGCAGTATCCAATCAAACATTTGCAATACACTGACATACTTTGACATGACACTTGTGTCATCTCCTTGAATATCCATGTCCTCGTCATTTGGTACTTGAACGCCTAATGTTTGTAATACATACATGGCATAATCGCAAAAAGTCTTGTTGAATCCATCTCCACAAATCGAAGTTAAGTATAAACCACTTGGTAATCCGCCCTCAACTTTATATTCCACGCCATCCACACTTATCATCTTGCTATCTTTGAATGATTCGGTCACGTTGCTGACTAATTCGTCCCATTCATGTGTCACCCCCACTGGTATGTTTGCCTTTGCTGCGTCCACTATGACTAAATATATGTCAAGGAGTTCATCTGTTTTTAC